TACTATTCGCGGTCGAAAGACTCGTTGCCACCTTCCCAAGTAATTACTACCAAGGAATTGGAGAACTAGTTTGGTTGTTTCGAGGGGGAGTGACCTTGCCTCACAAGCTTGGTTGCTCCCCCTTGTTTTTGGGCACTAGTGTGTGATGCACAGTAGCGGTCCACATTTGTGTGCGCCGGCCGGACGGGTTGCGTGGCGGGAGCGGAGTGGGGGAGAGGGCAGGATGGGGTCTGAGAGGCGCGAGATTGGTCTGTGACGGGCGTTGGGGGCAGGGTGAGTCTCGGGTACTTGGGCGGAGGGAGAGGGGCGGAGAGGGCAACGTCGGGCGTCTCAGCGGGTTTATTCGTGGCGACTAGGGGGAATGGCGCGGCCAAGCGGGAGCGGAGCGGGGGACAACGATGGTTTCTCAGCGGGTTTTTTTCTGACCTGCGGATGACTAGGGGGGATGGGAGATTACAAGCTAGGTTGTCAACAACTAAAGTAGTGGAGACCTGAGTTCGTTTATCTCGGGTCTCATTGAGGATACCCGGTGTTTTGGCTTGTCGGGACCGGGTAGCCCTTGTATACCAATCCAAGTTGTCTCGGATGAATGGGCTTGTCAGAGGGGGGTAATCGTAGGATTCCCCGTTTTTGCCCAACTCTTTTATATGCCTCCCGTCACGAGTGAACTCACATTTGTTGTCACCATACGATTACCCCCTTCTGACTAGGGCAAATGTCCATTAAAACCTAGGTTGTGTGAGTGCGGTACTTTCCGCCGTTCCCCCTTGTCGGGTATCCGTTCACCATTAACCCGATACCCGCTATCCGTCCCCCGGTCTCCACTATCTAGGTTGTCAATATTACTTGCCATGTTATGTTGTCCTACCGAACCGTAGGTTCATGTTAGTATGTCCTGACATGATACCCAAGTTGTCAACACTCCTTGTTCTGGACACCCGTACGAAACATGTCTTTCCGAGTTGAAAGTGAATCCAAGTTTCGTACATCCGCCCATGTCGTTTTTTGCCGTCTGACTAGGGATTATACCCCCATTTGAAAAGCCGCGTTCGATTTTCGCGGTCGGGCACCTCAGAAAATATCGCGGCGAAAAAAACACAAAAGTTTAACTCGACAACTTTAGTTTACAAAGGGTTCTTGTTGGGCTTGAATCGTTTCAAAAGCGTTCAATCGCCCTTCAAAAGTGTTCGATTGTACGAGAAAACGCCCTCTGACTAGGGGTTACGCACTTGTATACATGTACGAATAGCTCCTAAATTATCTATTTTTGGAGTATTAAACACTCATTGTTATAGAAACCCCGTTCGATTAAAATAACCCAAAAAAGCAACATCAGTTTGAGCACGGTATTTCCCGTCTGACTAGGGGTGACACCCGTTATTTTTAACTTATTTTGGTCTACGTCTGTTGGTCTACATCTGTTATCGCATGTCTTCCCTTGTCAGAGGCCACATGGTTCTGACTAGGCCAAACATCAAATAGGGAGAAAAACTCGCTTGAACCGTTTCAAAGCCCCAATAGAACACCCGTACGACCAAGAGGCCGCGAACAGCCCTATACCACACCCCGCCCCTCCTGTCAAGTAAGGTCACCCTAACCCCCACGAGGCCACACGAGGGACTAGGATTGGCTCTACCTATGGAAGAGCCAACACCGCCGAATAGGAAAGGTGTACGACTATGCCGCAAAGCTACGTCGGTCAGAACCATCGGGCGGTACGAGGCTCGTTGCTTGAGTGGGAGGTACATCTTCCACCGGGCAGTTACACAGACTGGACTTTCCAGTACGCAATCACGAAAGAAGATGGCACCGAGCTTACCCCGCCCCCGCAAACACACGCCTTGAGGGCAGGCGATACTCTGGTACTCCGAGCCCCGGCTCAGGTAACAAGGAGCCTTTATACAGAGCAAAACCATGTGTACCGGTACGAGGTCACAGCCCACGAGCCCGTTGTAGACGGAGAAACCGTGGTGCTGGCGAGCGGTAGACTTGTCCTCGTCCAAGAGCTTCCCCCGTATTACCGTCCTCTTGGTGCGGGGGTAGGCCAGCGTACGACGGTCGTGACCTTCTCCGATACGGGCGAGGGTTGGGTAGCCCACGTGAGCGGTCAGCCGGACTTTGAATACAAGGACTCCCAGCCCACTTTCCATTACGACAACACGAACAACAATCTCACCATCACCTACCCGGATGGTCACGTAGAAACACTCACTCTCACGGTTCCGCCCCCAATCCCCGCCCCGCTAGAGGTCCTCGACACGTCCTCAGAGGATAGAGGGTACGAGGAGACGGTTGAGTACGGTGCTGAGACGTTTGTCTGGCCGCAGATAATCAACTCTTGGGAAGACATTCCGAGCACAAATTATCTCTCACTTGACCAAGCGTCCGTCCCGTTCCCCTTGGCGGGGGTGAGTCCGGTATTCGACCAGGCGACCGGTAAGACACTTCTTCCGGGCGGGAGCAGGGTGAACCTTTACACGGGCGCGAATATTCAAGAGCCCCCGATAGAGGGTTACGCTTATCTCGAACCACTCGCCATTTTCGATGACGAGACGGAGCTTTGGCTCGGGTTTGACGAGACTTTGCCCGCGTATGTGGCGCTTTGGGTAGATGGTGGTAACATTACCAGCTTCTACACTCTCCTTACCGAACCTTTGGGGAACTCGACCCCCCAGCGCTCCCCGTTCGCCAAAAAGATTGTCGGTCAAGAGGTCCATCTGTTCATTGGTAACAAGCATTTTACCCTCAACAGGACGAATTATACCCAAGAAGACACGGTTTTCCAGTTCAACTCCGCGTTTGCACAAAGCGCGATGCTCGGTAATTCCCCCGACGTGGAGGAGTTTATCGTTGCGGGGACCCGTAATGAGGTAAATGGCGCGGTTTGGCAGGTGCGTGTAGCGCCTATGAGCAAGGTAAACGACACCGCGAATATCCAAAATTACTCGATCTACCCGAACTTCGGTAATATCGCCGGTGTTTTCGCGGTAGATACGCAAGCGATTATGGTTCTGGGCGTTTCGGGAGCTTGCGAGTTCTACGACTGGACGGGTTCAGCGTGGCAACTGGCCGCGAGTACCCCGGATGCGACCCCCAGCGTGACGGATTGGACCTGGTTTGACTACAACGAGCCGTACTACGTCGATTCAAACTCGAATCTGAAGGTATTTTCCCGCGTGAGCGGTGTTATCACCTTCAAGATTGCCGGTTGGCGGAACTTCAACGCGGCTCACGGGGTCCCGTCCGTGGTAACTGCGAATCCTGATATTCAGGGAAAGAGCTTCTTTGCGTACAACGGTACTGACGCGCTGGCGTTCCAGTGGATTCCCTCGCAAGTTCAGTGGCGCAAGGTGGACGAACTGTTGGAGCAAACGGAGTCTAAAGAGGTCAACATTTGCTCTCTTTGGGTAAACATCGGGCTTACTCAGTGGATTCAGGACTTGCGGGTTAGCGGCGACGAGAGCAATCTCTATCTTACGTGGCGGTACGGTATCCGGGGCCATAAAGAGGCTCAGGTAAGCCTTGGTAGCACGAGTCAAGCCGCGCTTATACCGCCTTGGCCGAGAAACGAGGTAGTAAATACCGACAGTTTGAGCCAACTTTACAGCCTTAACGGAGTAAGGCTTATGGGCTTGGACTTTAGCAAGGAGCGGTATACCCATATCTGCAACAACATTGCCAAGTACATGGTAAATGGCGCAGGTGTGAATAACTGGATGCGTTTTAACTTCCTCGACGCGGACGGTAACAAGGTGGGATACCTTACGCTCAACACGACGAGCCTCGATTATGGTTCTATTGAATATGTAGAGATTCTCCCGGATGGTACTTACGAGGTAACAACGGTATACAGCCCGATCATGATTCCGACCGGGGACCATTGGGGGCCGACCAGGGTGACCGTGGGGCAGGCCGTAGCGAGTATCGAGGTCGAGTCCTCGCCCAACTTGGGGCGCGGGTTCACGGCTCAGAGCCTCGACTTTGCGAAGCTGTTCGTCATCGGTTCCCCGGCTCAGATGGCCGAGCTTCTTGCGGACTACGTTGGGCTTGCGATTCCGTTCTGGACCGTGACGAGGGACAAGAGCGGGCTCAACTGGGAGTTCAACGCGGCGGGGAACCCGGCGAACTACCTCACGGCCTTCAGCGTGACCCCTGCCGGTACGGACCAGAGCCCGTTCGACGGTAAGAGCTACAACGTCGCTTGGGAGCAGGCCAGGCAGGCTCAGGCGGTACAGGTAAGGGTTCCTTACGCCTTGACTGACGCTGAGTTGACGAGCCCGGCGGCGAATCAGTACAAGTTCACTTTCGATAAGAGCGATAATACACAGGTAGAACTTGACCTCAGCTTGCCGAACTCGGTAAAGGACGTTATCGCTAATAGCTCGATGGGCAAGGGTGGTACTCAGCTTCAGATTACCTTTAACGATGACAACTATGTCTTTGTGAACATTCCGTACAACAACGACGTAGACACGCTTGAGAAGATAGCCGAGACCCCCATTCTTACCACTCTTCATGTCCGTAAAGACATGGACGCGCCGACCGGCGGTTACGACATAGCGATTAATCACCCGTTGGCGGTAGCTAGCGTGGCGGTAACCGAGCGGTCCTATGCGGGGTTCGACATTGGCGGGATTTCCAACATAACCGCGACTGATACGCTGGGCGTTGCTACGCCGTTCAATATAGACCCCTACAGTTCGGAAATTGTCATCAAGACAACCGATTGCACTATTACCGATACTTCGTCAAACCTTTACTACTCTATTTATAGCGCGTCCACGGCAGCGTTGGCGAGCGGTATAAAGGTGATGCAGGACGTAGTTATAAGCCCCGATCAGCTTTATAGGCTGTTTAATGCGAATAGCACAAGAACCGGCGCAGCGGTGCAAGTTAAGTACCGTTGGTACCTCGACTTTACCAATGCATCGGTAACAACGGGGTGGATTTACCCGACTGCGTTCTTTGTTGAAAACTTGCTTGTTTTAACTTTGAGCAACGGAGTTTCTATTCTCGGTTTCGCAAGACCTGTAGCGGGACAGGGCGTTGTAAGCCGAATGGGCAACAGCGAGTATTACGTGTGGGGGGATTTCTCGCAAACAACGTGGACGAACCGTAGCGCGTGGTCTAGGGTTTCGGACGGCGCGCTTTATGCATGGCCGAACCCGGCGACGGAGTATAACGTGAAGGTAAGGAACACTTCTACGCTGGCCATTTATGCGTTTAGCCCGAGCCCGCATATGTCAACCGAGCGACTAAGGTATATGACGAGCCCAGCGGTAACTACGCAGTTCATTGGTACTTCTACCACCGGGGGCGGTACGCTCGATACGGACCACGCTATTACGAGTCAGCACATTGGTACTTGGGTTAACCCGGACGGAACGGAAGTTTATGCCCGTGTCAAGGCGCACGCGGACCCGGTAGACTCGCTTCCGACTAGTACCGTTTGGCCTTGCGCACTTCCTACGCTGATTTCTGTTCATGGGGATTACGGCGATCCTAAACGGTATTTTGCGGAGATTGATGTTATTTATGAAACTCAGCGTACTTAGTTGACACAAACCCGTGCCTGAGTCACAATAGGGGAATGAAGTACGTAGGACCTAAGACCCTGAAGCGAGTCCGCAAGTGGCGGGCAGCGGGGGATAGCCCCCAGTCGGTAGCTAAACGGCTGGGGGTTTCCTATGAAAAACTCCTTGTCCTCCTTGAGACCTACCCCGAGTTCGCTACGGCGTTCTTTGAGGGGCGGGAGGCTCAGAACCTCGCCCGTATAGAAGAGGTCGAGGATAGGCTCTACGAGCGCGCGGTGGGCTACCGGGGGCGCAAGACCAAGGTGCTGACGCGGACGGACCCCGTGAGCGGTCTTGAGATTATGGAGGACGAGACGATAGAAGAGTTCGACGTTGCGCCGGACCCGTCAGCACAAAAGTTCTTCTTGACCAACCTTGCAGCTAAGCGGTGGACAACTGCTACTCAAAAGGTACAGGTAACTCACGAAGTAGTTCATATTTACGACGATATATTAGCTATAGAGGGTAATCCTGTGACGGTCGGCCCCATAAGCGTAGTTGACGCGGAGGAACCGGCTCTGGTACCATAGAAGGTACAACACCGAGCCTTTAAGGAGGCTATTTTAAATGGAAGACTTTACTTACAAGTTGATTGTTACGGGCGTTAACATTAAGCCTATCGTCAAACTTTACTTGGAAAAAGTAGGGATTAAGAGTGACGAACTCGCGGAGGTAATAGTAAGCTGTTTACGGGACGCTGAAGATGCGCAGAACGCGCTAGACGCTATCTTGGCTGCGGGCGGTTACTCCCCGGAGGGCGCGGAGCTTATTTTGTGGATTACGGTTGCGCGTATGTGGGAGACCAATAACAAAGGTCCTCTGTCTATTCCGTATGCGACGCTTAAGAGAGACCTCGCGCTGTTGGTTGATAGAGCGGGGAGGAGTACCGATGTACGTTAGCGACACGCGCGCAGAGTATATCCGCAGGCGCTTGGACAAGACACGAATCTTGTCCGAAAAGGAGGAGCTAACAGAGGCTCTTACGGAATGCATTCAAGGCGATAGACTGTATTACCACGAAGTAATGGACCTTATTGCAGCTATAAGCCGTATCCCTCCGGTTGCTTCCCGGCTCATTCTGTGGAGCGTAATACTAAGCATACTCCCCAACGATAGCAAGGTATACGGCCTCGACAAGGAGATGATTCGCGGCCATCTTGAGAGTCTGCTCGCCCCGTGGGAGGACCAATGAAAGACGTTTTTCTCCGGCACAAGGAGATTATCAGTAGCTATTTAATTGAAACGCGGATCATAGAGCGAAAGTCAAGAGAAGCTTTAGCAGAAGCCCTCGCTCATTGCACGACAGAGGGCGGTTTAATTGAACTTAGCGAGGTAACGAACCTGCTTACTGATATTCGGAGGATTGGCTCTTATACCACCGAGCTTATCCTTTGGTGCGTGGTCATGTGGTCGTACCCGGAGGGCAGGGAGTGCTTGCTCCCTGGCCTTGACAAGAAGGCGCTTCAATACAAACTTAACCTTTTGCTTAAAGCATGGAATGAGGCATAATGCGGGAACAATTTTTTAGAAGCAGGTCTGACGACGAGCTAGAGGATAGCTTGGAGTATTACCTTCAAAAGTGGGGTATGAAAGACATACGGTATAGTGCTACGCAAAGATGTTTCGAGGCGTATACGCCTGAAAGAACATTGCGCCTTCTGCTATACACTATCCCCATTGTTGACTACGAGACTGACGGGCTTCTGGACTCCGGTATCATTCTGTGTGTAGAGAATCTCTCAACGCCTGTCCCTACGGGGTACCGGGTAGCGATACACGGGGGCGTAGTTCAGGACTATTTGCTTAGCCTCTGCACAATTGAAGCTGACGGGGTAACCCGAGTGCCTCGCGGTGCTCGTATCCCGGATGACGAGGAATCGCCTGGTTGCGAGTGTGAGTATTTCAAGATGACGGGGGAATGCGACCATGTATCGAGCGTATAGGTTTCCGTCTGAGACAGATAGGGACGATGTTAGAAATGCCGTTGACGCGGTAGTTCATTTCATACTGGTATTCACAAAAAGCTTGGCGGACGCTCTTGTAGATATTGATAATCGAGTTAAAGCAGTTGAAAGGGCTTTGAATAATGCAGGAATCGGAGATTATCGTAATTTACGGTAAAGTTCACTATATGAACGGCGAGGTAGATAACCTTGTGGTAGATATAGCAGAAACGGGGGACCCGCCAACGTACTTTGAAGAGTTTATAGACCGTTTTTTCAAGTTTGAGCGTCTCCCATACAGCACCGCGATTAATCCGATTGTTAGGCTTAGGTTCCACGTTTTGAACATGAATCTTATACGGCGTATCGACTTTACGTGGTCCACCGGCTACGACCCGGACGAAGATGCTAGCTGAAACTACGCCGGAGCTTGAGCTTGCGACTCTGATCCGACAGGCGTCTACAAGGGAAGAACGCATGGACGCTTTGCGTACCCTTATCGACTACCACTTATCTCCCCCAAGTAGTAACGAGGTAGGGACGGATATAGCGATTCAGCGGGCGAAGTTCGTGTTCACTCCGGCGCTCAACGACACCGTGTGGGCAGCTACCACGCTTGTGTACGCTCAGTGCGCGGCACAAGACAAATATAACTCTGCGAGGACTGCCGAAAAAGTACACGGTTGCCCGTGTTGGACAGAGAAGCGCGGCCCGAGTAGCTGCATAGTACATGACACCTTCATATGGCCCACACGAAGCTGGGAAACAATCGACGATTTATTTAAGGATTAAAATGGACGACGAAACGACAGAGGAAACGCCGGTTCTTCTAAAGAAAACGGCTCTTGCTAAGATTTGGTTGGACTACGGTATTACCAACACTACGGTAATAGAGAAGTTCGGGATAGAGGAATCAGAGTACGACGAAGAGTACCTCATTTCCGAATACATAAGCTATATCTATAGGTGTTTGAACAACACGCTATGGATAGCGCCAGGATCGCCAATCGGGTTCATACACTTTGGTGACACGATAATCAGCGTAGGTAGAATCATGGCTATCGAGGTCGATATTGCGGACGGTTGGGAGTTCTAGGCCGCAATGGATGTAAGACTTACGGACATAATAAGCCCGCACTTTTTCCAGGTACACGCGGATATTTGTCGTAACGGCCATGCAAAGTATTGGCTGAAGGGTGGGCGCGGTTCTACAAAGTCTTCATTTATTGCAATTGAGATTATCTACCAGATGCTCAAGAACCCGGAGGCTAACGCTCTGGTTCTTCGCAAGGTTGGTAGAACGCTACGAGAGTCTGTCTATAATCAATACAAATGGGCTATAGACATGCTGGGCATGGCGGAACACTGGACCTCGACCATCGTTCCGTTGCAGCACACGTATAAGCCCACCGGCCAGAGAATCCTCTTTACTTCTTCAGACGACCCGGCCAAAATGAAGTCCCTTCAAGGCGACTGGCGGTATATCCACTACGAGGAAGTAACGGAGTTCGACGGCCCGGAGGAGTTGCGTAGCTTAAACCAGACGATCCTACGCGGCGAGGACGTGCAGACATTTTACAGCTATAACCCGCCGCGCTCTAAGGCTAACTGGACAAACGTCCATGTCGCTGAGGAGGAGAGCGATTCCCACGCTCTTGTCCACATGAGCGACTACCGAACCGTCCCGAAGGGATGGCTTGGTGAGCGGTGGATCGCGGACGCTGAAGAGCTTAAGCGTAAGAACCCGAAAGCCTACGCTCATGAGTATCTGGGCGAGGTATTCGGAACAGATGCAGACGTTTTCCAGAACGTTTGTACGATTAAGATAAAGAGCTTGAGCGAGTATGAGGCCATCTACTGCGGGGTTGACTTTGGCTACACGGTTGACCCTACAGCCTTCATATTGGCCTCTTACAACTCAAAGCGAGACGAAATTACGTTCTTGGGGGAGATTTACAGTCCCGGCCTCTCGTCAAAGAGGCTAGGGGAAGAGATTCTCAGTCTCTTCAAACGTACGGGCGGTATCAACCCTAAGTACCAGGTAATCACGGCGGATTCGGCCGAGCCGAGAACGATTAGCGACTTGCGTGAGTTCGGTTTGCAGGTAATCAAAGCGAAGAAGGGGCCGGACTCTGTAAACCACGGCATTGGTTGGCTTCAGTCCCGAACGGCGCTCAATTTCGACCCCGACAGGACGCCTAATGCTTACCGTGAGTTTGCGAACTATGAGTACCAAAGGGGCCACGACGGTATAATTATTCCTAAGTTCCCGGATAAGAACAACCACTCAATAGATGCAACGCGGTATGCTTTCGAGCTTGAATCGCGGTCAAAGCCTTGGATAACAGGATGAAAACGTTCTGTAAGATATGTAAAGAATGGGAAGAACTAAAAATGTGCATTTTTGACCTTGAGGTTTGTGTAAGTTGTTTGGACTTTGACGTTACAACTAAATGCCCTGTTTGCGATAAAGATGTGTGCGGGGCGTGCAAGGACTACCACGTCAAGAGTCACGGGCTTGACACGTAGGCGGGTAGCTGCTACCCTAATAGTGGCGGGGGACAATAGGAGCCCTCTCCCTTGGTGACAATTCAACGGGCCGAACGAGGCGAGGTTACCTAAAATTAGCCTTGAGAAACTAAAACCTTCCTCATTAACATGACCGTTGATAAATAGTGATTCTCTCGATCACACTCTCTATAGTGATTCTCTCGATCACACTCTCTATTGTGCGAGGGGCCGTTCACGGGCTTCAACTAGGTGAACGGCCCCTCGCTCGTGTTGACACCGGGGGCGGGGGGCTGCTACCGTATACGTAGACCTGAAGGATAGTTGACATGCACCTTCTTGTCTCCTTTCTAGTAGAAGAGGACCCGGTAGATTTCTCGCTTTCCTACCGGGTCCTCTTGCTTGTGGTAGGGTGTCTGCCGTAGGTCCCTATGCGGCTTGGGAAGCTGTATGGCACTAGTGGGGGCCGGTATGGACCTAGTAGAAGCGAAGGCGCTCGTAGAGCGTATGTCGCTGGACCCGTGGAGGGTTCAGGCTGAAGTGGGGCGTAGGTACTACAACGCACATCACGACATTCTATTTAAGCGCCGGTTTTACGAAGACGCTAATGGCGTTTTGAGCGAGACACCGATGACTCGCATATCCAACCCATTCTTCACGGAGATTGTAGACCAAGAAGTTGCCTATATGCTGAGCAATAAGTCCTCAATCATCGGGTCGGAGGACGAGGTACTACACGCTAAGTTGCAGAACGTGTTTGGTGATGATTTCCGAGTCGTTTTGCAGGAATTGCTCGAAAGCGTAGTGGTAGAAGGGCGCGGATGGGTTTACGCCTACAAGGACGAGAACGGGGAGACCAAGTTCCAGAACGTCAAGGGGCTTGAGGTATTCCCGGTAGCTCCAAGGGAGAGCAAGGACCGTCGCCCGTACGTTCTGCGTTTGTGGCGCGAGCCTAGAGCCGATGTGTTGCTAGAGCACTTGGAGGTTTGGAGCGAGACGGACGTTACCTACTACGTTCGGTCTATTTCCGGGGCCGGATCGCTCAATTGGTCAAATGAGTTTGCTCTTGACCCTGAGAAGCCGGTCAATCCCCGCCCGCATGTTGTGAGAGTGGACCATCGCACCGGGGAGGCCGTAGGTGTGCCTCTCGGGTACGTTCCGTTCTTCAAGCTCGGCAACAACGAGGACGATATGTCCGGGCTTCACCCTATCAAGCCGCATATAGACGACTATGACCTCCACTATTCCGCGTTTTCGGATAACTTCGCGGACGCTGCGGAGGTCTGTTACATCGTGCGGGGTATGGTAGGAACTCCCTTGCAGGAGATTAAGGACGCTATTACTCAACGTCACATTCTCGGTATACCCGACTACGAAGGCTCGGTTGATGTAATCGAGACCAAGATTCCGTATGAGGCCAGGACAGCTAAGCTCAAGCTGGACCAAGAGGCCATTTACCGTTTCGGTATGGCTTTCGATTCGTCCAAGATTGAGGCAGGCGGTAACGTAACGAACGTGGCCTTGAAGTCTCGGTATGCTTTGTTGGATATGAAGTGTGACAAGCTTGAGACGCGGCTTAAGTTGTTCTTGCGGGATATTCTCGACGTAGTTCTCCCGGATATGGGGGGAACTCAGGACGAGATAGTATTTGATTTTACTCGGGAACTTATGGCGAACGCTAATGACAACGCTCAGCGGTTCCAGATTGACGCTAATAGGTTGTCCATCCTGGTTACAGCGGTCATGAACGCTCAACCGGTCATGGGCTTGGAGGCCGCGAGCGAGGTCGTGCGGCAGCTTATGATCGAGGGGCTGCCCACGGTCGAGGTCCCGGAGTTCGACCCGGAGGAGGCAACGTCGGGCTCAGGGGAGGCCGTCTCGACGGAGGTCTCGGCAGAGGACACCGGGACGAACCACGAAGGCGACATGATAGGTTTCATTGGAGGAGCACAGTAAACCATGACGGAAATTAAGTTTAATGTTGTACGTAACACGGTAACCCCCGCGCTGGAATACCGGCACCCTATTCCCTCGAATAGTGCGCTGTATTTGACGGTAGGGTTTGACCTCGATATTGACGTGTGGGCAGGTCTTACCGATTACGATATTGTGTTCCATGCGGAAGACTTCGCTAACACTCAGCAGGCCATCGTACAGAATATTTATGACCCGGATAACCCCCTTGAGTTGATCGCGGTATATGCGTATTGCCCGCTCCCGTTCTCTGTGTCGGAGATGGAGGGCAGGACGGTACGGGTCGGTATTCGCGCTATGTCGGGCGGGGTGCGTATTCCGTCAACGTGGGGCGAGCTTATCTTTAGCGACGGAACGCTGAGCAACGATTCCCCCGGCCCGCCTACCCCCGACACGGTTTCGGTAATTGTCGCCGGGACGAACACGATTGACCCCGGAGAAGCAGCGAGCGTAGAGAATATAGGAACTCCTCAAGAGGTAGAGCTTGTATTCAATATCCCCAAGGGCGAGCAAGGTAACCCCGGTGCTCCCGCGACGATTCAGATTGCCTCTACCGTGACCCGTGCTCCGGGTACGGGGGCGACGGTACAGAATACGGGGACTGAGACAAACGCAATTCTTGAGTTCGGTATCCCTCGCGGCCAGGACGGGGCAGCGGCAACGGTGCAGATAGGCACGGTTTCTACCGGCTCTCCCGCTACAAACGCTTCTGTGACCAACTCGGGTACTTCTAGCGCGGCAGTTCTTGACTTTGTGATTCCGCGCGGCGCTCAGGGCGTTCCCGGCGTCGGTATTGACGGTACCAACGCTACGGTTCAGGTGGGAAGCACGACTACCGGTGCTCCGGGGACAAATGCGAGCGTGAGCAACTCGGGTACCATCAACAACGCAGTTTTCAACTTCGTTATCCCTCGTGGGGACAAAGGCGACAAGGGAGACGCGGGACTCGGAATCAACGTTCGCGGGGAGGTAGCTACGGCCACTGACCTTCCGTCAAGCCATGCCAACGGAGACGCTTATCTTGTTCTGGACGAAAACAAGCTGTATGTGTGGAGCGAGGACGATTCCGTTTGGATCGAACTGTCCGATTTCCAGGGGCCGAAGGGTGACGACGGAGACCCCGGCCAGGCCGCGACGGTTGCCGTAGGCACTACCACAACCGGTGCTGCGGGAACAAATGCTGTTGTTAACAACTCGGGCACTTCCCAAGCCGCTGTGCTGGACTTCACGATTCCGCGCGGCGAGCCCGGTACTGCGGCAACGGTTGAAATTGGCACGGTGTCTACCGGCTCGTCTAGCGCTATGGCTGACGTGACCAACGTAGGCACGCCTACTGCGGCTGTGCTCGACTTCATTCTCCCGCGAGGTCTGCCGGGCGTTTCCGGGGCTTCAGGCCAAGTGTTCATTGGGGACACGACCACGGGCGCGGCGGGGACGAGCGCGAGCGTGAGCAACTCGGGTACTCCTACTGAGGCGGTGCTCAACTTCACGATTCCTCGCGGCGATGCTGGCCAGGCCGCGACAATTGAGGTAGGAACGGTCACTACGGGAGGCCCCGGTACTGCCGCGACGGTAACCAACGTCGGTACTTCTTCTGCCGCAAGGTTTAATTTCAGAATACCTCAAGGCTGGCAGGGCAACGCGGGCGTTAGGGGGCCAGCGGGCCGGGGGTCGAGTTGGAATGATCCTAACTTGGGCAATAACACGGATATTTGGGCAGCTAATCAGTTCGGGTCCCCCGAAAGAACGTGGACGGAAGCTGACGGAATAGGAACAGGCGTTAATCCGACTATGCCACCCCCGGCCCCCTTTAGCCATACCTACGGTTTCCGGGGTGGCGGGGGAGACGCGGATTTCACTTCCGGCGTGATGATGGTGCTTATTTGCGACCAGGAAGGCCAGATGGGCGTATACAACGGGTATCCGGTACCGGATAACTCCTATGCTCATAGGTTCTACTTGGAGCTTGATAGGTGGTGCGCCACTATATCTAATATTTCCTTTAAGGTGTTCAACTTTGACGGGTCTTTGCTCGCGGAAACCCCAGAAGGGTCATTCGGGGGCGGCAACAGCATTTGGGAGAGGAAGCGTTACACGCTAACTGTTCCTGTTGAAGATGTAGATTACCGGGGCTATTTCGTTGGAGTGAAGTTCACTAACCCGGCAGGTAACCCCGTTTGGGTTTCTAATTTGCAGATGTGGGGTACCCCGGTTATTCCGGGATACGAGAAGTACATTAACGACGGAAATACTCAGTATAACGTGGAGATTCCGTATTGGGCTTCTCGCATGGAGATTAACCTCTGGGGCGGTGGGGGAGGCGGGGGCGGTACCGGTCCTGCTGACGGTTCGCAGTCGATTTGCGCCTCTTCCGGCGGTGCTGCGGGCTCGTGGCTTACGGCGGTTTATGAGTGCAACACCGTTTACACGCAGCCCGGAGAGTATCTTTGCTTTGGTAACGGGGCAGGCGGAAACGGCGGTGCTGCGGGCGGAAGTAACACGGGGGGAACAGGCACGACTACATATTGCGCAGCAGGATATAACACTACTACCCCCTTGTTGTGCTCAATCGCGGGCTCTCCGGGCGGGCCGGGAGATTCCCCCAGCGCTTCTAACCCTGATCGTGTTGTAGGCGAATCTGCGCAAGGACCTACAACGGCCACCATAAACACGAGCATAGCTAGTCCAATATTTTATAAGGTTTACCCCGGTGCTCCCGGATTCCGGGGGACGGCAATGGGTACCTTGGGAATAGCTATTCCCGGTATTGGTGCTCCTAGTTCGTTCTGCGGCTATCGGTCTTCCGGTTATGCCTCTGGGGGCTACGGGCGTGGTGCTGTCAGCGGCGCGGGCGGCGCGGGGGGTCGCGGCGTGTCTATGGTCGAGTTCTACGGGCCGAGCAACGGTTCGTGGTAGCCTAGGCGAGTCTTGGGGAAGACGAACCGCCCCGGTGCAATTTTCAAAGCACCGGGGCGGTTCTTATCCACATCACATCGCCAACATTACTTCTTCCTCTTGGGGCCGTCCCCGGCCTCAGCTTCAGCCTTGAGAGCCTTGGAAGCCTCGTACTTCTCTCGAATCTCCTGCGGGATGCGCCCGCGCTCCGGGACCTCGATACCGTTCTCGGCAGCCCAAGCCCGGAGTTCCGCGATTTCAGGATTCGGACCCTTGGGGCCACGGGACTTGCGGACGTTACCGGCCTCGATGTACGGCTTGAACAGGTCCGCGAAAGCCTGAGCTTCCTCAGACGTGAGGTCAATATCGACCTTTACAACGCTACCGTCAACGCCGAACGTCAGAACGTACGGCTCCGCGTCGAGAGCGCCGGAGAGGTCAGAGGTCCGGGTGATTGTCTTGGCCATTGGTGTTGTTCCTTTCGATTGGGGAGTTTTGTGCTTCCCCTTGTGCTTGGTTTTATGAGGTTTGGACACCTTGTCCTCCTCGTACTGTGTTGTTGGTATCAACCTTAGCATATCGGAGAAATGCGCGTCAACTTTTCGGTGGGGGGCTTCTCGCCCGCCCGCGCGCGCGTGGTAGGCTGGGGCTTGCCCTCTGGGGGCGCTAGGGGGCAGACCTAGGAGATTGACATGAGTGAGACCACGAGTCCAACTCCCGGCCAGATGGCCGAAGCTATCGAGGCGGCAGGGTTCTCCCCCGCCATCTCGTATGCAACTAAAGTAAAAGCGTATTTTGTGTGTGACTGGGCGGAAGCTATTTGTGTTCTCGGGTTAACGGTGGGGACGTTATTCGAGTTTGTACCAGAAAAGCTAGGTGTGGCGCTGATAGCTGCCGTGATGGCATTTCTCAAAAAGCTTAAGCAAACTTATAAGCTGTCTGCGGAGTAAGTAGGTATGTTAAATGGAAGTAAGTTTAACAGACCTCATTATTGCCGTCGCTGGCCTTTTAGGTGGGGGCGGGGTTTTCTCCTTTGTAAGCTCCCGCTACGGCAGAGTAAGTGAGCTTGAGAAAAGGATAAACGAGATTGTAGATGAACGGTACAGCGACACGCGGAAACTTGCCGAGATGCAAGGGCGTATCGTTAAGCTGCAAAGGTACATTCTCGTTTTGCATCAATTGCTTTGGCAGGCCGGGGTAGAAGTACCGGACCCGCCGGAGGAACTAGACATGGGCGACTTTATAGACGAACTAGGTCCCCACGAACACGAAGAGAAGGATAAAAAAGATGGCTAAAAAGACCGAGAGCGGTATCGTTTCCCGCACGGTAAAGTTTACGACTTGGCCCAAGCTTGTAACTAATAGCGGGGAAGTTGTAAACGACTTCGTAGCTCTGCTGCGCGGCACGGTAGTTCAATGCGAGCAGGGCGAAGTCGAGGGCCACCCCGGTTTCGTACAGGCGTACATTGACAGAGGAGACGGATTCCAGTATGCTTTGGTCTCCGAGCACTCGCTCGAACCGGGGATACCCGCCAGCACTATAAAGGAACCCGTAGATGGCGAAGAAACAGGATAAAAAAGAACCCGTTATTCTCGTAGAAGAGGAAACTCCCGAAGAGGAAACTCCCAACTGGGGGCTTCAAACGGAAGTCCTAATGCTAGACGCTCCCCCCGACCTCGCAAGGTTCAAGGTAACCAGCGCGCTTATCTATGTTCGTACACTTAGGCCGGACGGAACAACTGACCCGGAGGAGCGACGTAGGCCAATTCCGCGAGGAACGCCGGTAATTCTTAGCATTCTTCAAGATAATTGGCTATTCTGGCACGGTAAATGGTGGGAGACGGAAACCCCGGAGAGACTCAAGCAATTTAGCGTGTAGCATGTTGGCTCAAGACATAGACAACTTTATAGCTATGTACGCAAGACTCTTTGAGCCTCTCCCCGTGTGCGGCCACGAGGAAAACTCGGGTTTCATACCTTGGGAGAACGCGGAGGACATTTCTCTCCCCTTGGAGCTTTTCAGTTTGCGCGACGTAGGAATTTCTTACCCATATCCCCTGTTTGGAGAGTTAGATGACGAGTAAGGTTACACTGGAATACCCAAACGGTCTCAAGATTACGATTGAGCCTGCCAAAATAGAGGGTATTTATTTTGGCGATGTTCCGCCTTGCGGCCCTTTGCCTCATGATTACTTCAGGTATAAGCCCGACACGAAAACGGAATGTAACCTGAGCGATTTGCGTATCGACGGATGGAATCTAGGTGAATACTATAGATAGGCCATACGTGCTGTATTGTGAAACTTGCGGGGACCCGCTCTCCCCGGACGTGCCACCTAGAAGCAAGCCCAAGGCGTATATGGTGGTAATTAACCACGTCGAGCCTGGTATGATTATGTGCCTTCAATGCGCGGGGTATCTTGCGTTGGACTATAGGGAGAAGAAGGTACCCTACGATAGTCTTACCATTACCCCCCTTCAACGAATTGAGGAGTTGGAAAGTGACTTGTGCTAATGTCCGATGGGGCGAGCTAGTGTGTGATAACAAGGCGAAGTGGTTCGCCAGAGTTACAGATTTCACTTGGGTTTCCATTTGTGATTCGTGTTTGCAAGCTCTTATACGTGAAGTAGGTCCGCATGTGATTTACAGCCCAATAGATAAGGCCGCGCCGTGACAGACCCTAAAGGGACAATGGCGGAAACCGCTTTAGTAAATTACCTTGCCAGGGTCGGCCTACAGGCGCACCGCGTAGTCAAGGCAGGGAAGCTCGACAAGGGCGACGTGTGGCTACCGCCGTTTGTCATCGAATGTAAGAATGTCAAGACAAATAGCATACGTAAGGATTGGGCGGCGGGGCTGGTTCGGGAGTGGCAGCGGCAGGCCGTCCAGGAGGCCGAGAACGCGCTCAACGCGCCCGACTGGCCCCGTATGTGGCCTTGCCCGGTTCCGGCTGTTGTGGCCAAACCTCCGGGCATTGGGGTAGGGAATGTGGGCGACTGGTCGTGCTGGTTCCCAGCCAAGATTCTTACAGGCGCTCGGACCCCGGTCGAGGCGGACTCGTGGTGGCTCAGGGTCACGGTGGTCGAGCTAGTAGAGTATGCTCTGCCAATAGCTGTGTATCTAGGTTAACCGAAAGAAAAGAGATATACACATGTTAAAAGGTATTGATATTTCAAACTGGCAAGGGGTGTTTAATTACGCAAACTGGCCAGAACTCAATTTTGTAATCTGTAAGTCATCGGAGGGTACGACGTATGTTGACCCCTATTGCGACACTAATTACCAAGCCGCTAAGCAACGTGGGCTTCTGGTTGGAGTCTATCACTTCTACCGTGGCGGATATGAGGCGGAAGCTGATTTCTTTGTTAATCAGATTCGGGGGTACGTCGGAGAGGCTATCCTAGTTCTTGATTACGAAGTAGAGCTTGGCGACATTAATGGTCATGTCGAGCGATTCTGTAAGCGCGTCAAGGAGCTTACTGGTATTAACCCGATTGTTTACGCTAATGGGTACCACTCCGGCCTCATTACGTCTCCTTGGGTTCGCCAGAATTGCGGCCTTTGGTACGCCGCGTGGCCCAACGGTAGCAATGCTTCCGATTGGCGTTCGGATTATCAGACAAAGGCGGGGTGGACATGCCCGATTTGGCAGTTTACCGATAACCTCAAGGGTACGAAGATTGACGGAGACCTCTTTGACGGTACCGCTGATACTTGGCGCGCTTATGCCGGGGCTACCGCTCCCGCCCCGACGCCGGACCCGAGCCCGGATAAGCCGAACTACACCGTTGACGAACTCGCCATTCGTGTTCTTCAGGGCCAGTTCGGTACAGGCGATGCTCGCAAGGCGGCGCTTAACGAGTTTGCCGGGCGAGACCGGTACGACGAGGTTCAGGCGTACATCAACGAGCACGCGGAATGGGCAGCCAATAAGGTCCTTGAGGGGTATTTCGGGAATAACGAAGAACGCAAGGAGAAGCTCGGCCCGTGGTATGACCTCGTACAGAGCATTGTCAATGACAAGATTAAGGGTAATGCTGAGCCTACGTACTACATCGTGCGCGCGGGAGACACTCTTACGGCCATCGCCAAGAAGTTCAACACGACGGTCGAGGCGCTCCGCAAGGCAAACAACCTTGCTAACCCCAACTACCTTCAGGTTGGCTGGAGGCTCCTTATTGTCTAGCTAGGGGGCGGGTTAGCCCACCGGGGAGGGGGCTAGCCTAGGGGCCGGTAGTGTTTGGAGGCCACTACCGGCCCCTCTTGTTTGTGGTAAGGTCAGTCTTGCGTGTATCCAGGCCACGCTACTACGCCTGTACTATTCAACACTAGGAGAGAAATGACGGAACGGACTAAGGCTCAGTTTCTTGAAGCCTTAAAGGAGGCGGGACTTACCGAGAGTGATACAGAGACGGTTACCAAGGTAATCGAGGCGTTGAAACTCTCGTATGAGCCAAATATCGAGATTCGCTACACACAAATGAAAGAGAATCGAGATAAGCTCAAAACAGATAACGAAAAGATGGCTAAAGAGCTTGCGGATTTGCCGGACCTTGAATCCAAAGCTGAGGCCACATCAAGACGTATCGCTGAGTTGGAGGCACAGGTGAGCGAGCTTACGGATAGTCACGAAAAGGCTATTGGAGAGCGTGACTTGAGAATTCAGCTTTTGAGCAATGGGGCTAATCCCGACGACATAGATTTCCTAGTATTCAAACTTTCAAGTGTCGAGGCAGAGAAATACGAATCGGTTCTTTCAGACCTTAAGGCCAAGAACCCGTATCTGTTCAGAGAAGGCACGACGGAGAGCAAAAAGGAAGAGCCGAAGGTAGAACCGCTTAAGCTTGAACAAGGCAAGGCGGCCACCGGGGCTGTTAAACCCGTCTCGCAAATGTCGTACCAGGAGTTGCAGGAATTGCAACAGACTAACCCGGAATTGTTTGCGAGTCTTTTATAATACTTTTACAGGAGTAGAAAATGGCGTTTACGCAATTTAGCGATGTACTTAATCCTCAAGTGCTCGCTGTAATGATTAACTCTAGCTTGCCCGCGCAGTTCAAGTTTACCCCGTATGCTTCTATTGATACGACGCTTACGGCGACTAAGGGCGACACGATTACGGTTCCTCAGTGGACGTATTCGGGTCCGGCTACGGATGGCGACGAGCTTACCCCCATTGTCCCGGATAAGTTCGGGTACGAGGAAACCACGTATACCGTAAAAGAGGCCGTCAAGGGTGTCGAGTACACCGAGAAGGCGGATATTTTCGGTTACGGCGGTGTGGCCGAGAAGGCGGCGCGCGATATTGCTATCGCTTTCGCGGACAAGATGAACTCTGACGTGTTGGCTACCACGGCTGACGCGCAGCTTTCCTTCTACGATACGGCCCCGATTTCCTATGCCGGTATCGTTAACGGCCTCGACGTGTTCTATAGCGAAAGCTGGGGCGACGGGTATGTGATGTTTATTCACCCGCACCAAGCTACGCAACTTCGCCTTGACCCCGATTTCCTGAGTGCTGACAAGTACCAGGCGGGCGTGGCCGTTACCGGCGAAATTGGCCGGATCGCGGGCGTTCGTGTCGTTATCTCCCGCTTGGTTCGGGCCGAGCAGGTTACCCCGTCCATGCCGGTTTGGGTTCGCGCGAAGTCCTCGACGCCTAGCGCGCAGCAGGTCACGGCGACTGGCACGGGTAACCCTTACGACCTTGACAAGGTTCAGGTCTGGATTCCGAATGCCAAGGAAAATGATTACGTTGTCATGACTGGCAGCACTTCCGGCTTGGTTTATGACAACCCGATTATCAAGATGGGCGGGAACGACCTTTCGTTGTTCCCGAGCGAGATTGTAGCTCCGGCCAATACCCTTCCCCCGCCTTTGTCGGACCTTGGGTATAACGACGGTAGCCCTGCTGCCCTCACTATCCATCTGAAGAAGAGCGTCAATGTTACGGTTCCGCAGTTTAACTACGACGGGGCGCGTATGCACCGTATTTTCGGTAACACGTACTACGGCGCTAACCTCACCAATCTTGGTAAGGTAGCCCGGTTCTTCTTCCCTGCCAACTAATAAATAGGCTGCGAGGGGCCAATCATCCCGGATTGGTGTTGGCCGCGATTGGCCCCTCGCTTCTACAACAGGAGACTAAAATGATTCTTGACTCCGCATTTATGAAACAAGAACTCCTTGACGCTATTGAGGAGTTGGAAGACGTTTCAGATGACGATGTTGTAGAGGCTATTTTGGCTTTCGAGGATTGGCTTGTTGACTATACGCAAAGCCGAGTTCTCCGTAAACTCCACGTAGACGACGCGCCCCCTAGCGAATGGCCGTGGGCTGTTCAGCACGGGGCTAGGGTTTGTATCACTTGGCTGTTCTCCCCGCGCTCCCTTGAGGGGGTAATCAACGGGGCCAACAACGCGGGTAACCACGGGCCGGTGCTTCAGGAGATTATCTCTCGTCACTCTGTCAAGTACGGCGAGGTAAAGGCAGGCAACACCCTAAACGACACCGTTGGAAAGAGTGGTTTCCCCCCGAGTCTTCTTGCCTGGTTCAAGGGCTACGTTTCTGCAAGGACGTGGCTTTAATGGCTCGTAAGTATAAGACCGGTATACCAGGCCGCATGAAGCGTCTAGGCGGGGACGTAGTAGCGGTATGGGAAGAGCTTATAGCGTTTACCGCTGATAAGTCGGGCTTTGTAGATAAAGGTTGGGTTCCTCGTTTTTCCACTATCGGCTATTTCGATCAGTTCGGGGCCACCAACCGCGTGGGGCAGTTCGCAAGGTCTTCGTTCGATAAAGCTCCTTACGACACGGGTACGGTGTCAGAGTCCAAAGTGTATATTATGGACTACAATAGCGCGCCCGGCGACCCCGACTTTTCGTGGGATGGTAGCGTAATTGAGCATTACGACCCGGAGCATTGGCGGTTAAAGATTTGGGACAGGGTGTTTGATATAATTATGATTGATAACCCTGTTGAAACTAATCACATGCTTGAAATTTACTGCACCGGCGCTAAGATAGACTTGGTGGAATAATGTTTGGGCTGTATATAGACAACAATATTCCCCGCGTAGCTAGGGCCATCGAAAACGCGGCTGAAAACGGCGTTCAACTGATCGCGGAAGCTGCCGCTGAGTACGCGGGAGACTATGCCACGCACCGGTCGGGCAGGGTAGCGGGTTCGTACAAGGCTCAGGGCTCAGGAACATCTTGGACCGTGGGCTCAGGGCTCAAGTATGCCCAGTACGAGGAATCCGGGGCGGGCGCGTTCGCCAACCGGGGTACATTCACAACCGGTACTACGAGGTACATACCGCGCGGTATCAAAGCTCAGGGTAAGACCGTAGCGGGTACCAAGTGGAAGTATTACGACGAATACCTTGGCCACGTTGTTTATACGGCGGGGCGCACCGGTACTCAGGCTTTGGCCAGGGGCGCCGCTAAGGCCATCGCGGAAGCTCCGGCGCTTATTTCAGCGGCTTTCGCAGGGCAGGGACTTTAGGAGGTAGAGATGGGTTTCTTAGACGTTACTCAGGGAATTGTAGCTCCGACAGCGCCCATTGCCGAATATGACCCGTATACGACCAATGGGTTGTCTCAATACGGCTCGCAGCTTGAGAATTCAACGGTCCTTGAGGCCATGAACGCTCTTCTGACGAGTCCGCCACTAGACTTGCCGTACCAGTATTTCACTTGGACGGGCGAGGTTCCTACCGACGAGGCTTACTGGACAGGAGATATTTATTCTCTCGCCCAAAAGGATATACTCGAAACGGGGGAAATGAAACACTCCTTCTATTTGACAGGCCACTACAATTCGCGCGAGTCCGGCAGTTTGCGCCCGATTGAGAGTAAGGCTCAACAGATAGAGGATTTTTTCCGCCGGGGGGTCAAGGGCGTAATCGGCCCCGGTATTTCTTGGGTAGTCCGGCTCCAAAGTAGAAATTATCTTGAAACAGGAATCGAGAACTTCTTCCGAGTACAAGTAGTTCTCACAGTCTATGAATGGAAGGCTACATCTTATGCCTAACTCTCTTGTTCCTCCGGGGTCTGGGATTTCCCAATCGACCCCGAGCAACGTAATTTTTGGGGCGGGCACGCTTCATATCAACCTTGTTTATACGGCCTCTACGGGCTGGAACTTTACCGATACGGTCATCGGCGCTACCGCTGGCGGTAACTCGGTGCAGTTCACGCCTAACCTTATCCCGCTCAACCCGGACGGCGTTGGTGGGGTAGACGTTGCGGGGCTTATCGTTCACAACGGCGACACGGTAGAGATTTCGTTTACCCCCATCGAGTTTACGCAGTCCCTCATTACGGCTCTCACCTTGTTCAAGGCGAGGACTACGCCGGTCGCGCCGTTTGACTTGACGCTTGAGCCGGACGGTAACCTTTACCTTCCGTCTACGGCGTTCGTTAACCTCTCCTACGTTTTTGAGAACGTTCAGGGTGGTTTCTGGATTCTTTCGGGCAAGGCGTATTTCCCCGGCGGGTTGACGCTCCCGAACCAACCGAATGACAAGACCATAGCCAATGCTACGGCTCGTTACGTAGCTGAGCTTTCGGTCACTCCCGGCCTCTCGTACCGGCAGTTGCCCGTGCAGTTGTCTCATTATTCGTCGTAATGCGGAAAGCCTCGCCCGCTGGGGGTCTACCGGGTTCAATTCCCGGCGAGGCACTAGGCCAATCAAACAACACCGAAAGGATACGAAATGGCTAACACTAGGAAGCTCAAAGCTCCGGTATACGTAGGTGACCCCGACGAGGCTAAGCCGGTACCCGTGGTACCTCCGCGCCCAACAGAACCGGTAAAGACCGCTCCGGTACTTGAGCCTAGGGAGTTGACGGTACAGGACCTTCCTAAGCTCGCCCGTGTACTTGAGGCTCTTGGTACGGAGGCTTTGACGGAGTTCTACGAGATTCAGAGGGATATTGTAGCTGACGGGGGTAAGGTCGGTAATGAGATTTTCATTCCGATTATCGTAAAGTTCATTAAGAGCTACACTGAAGAGGCGCAAGAAGAACTCATTCAATTCCTCTCGGACATTTACTCCTTGCCGGTAGCGACCATTAAGCGTATGCCGATCAACTCCTACGTAGACCTCATTAAGAATCTTCTCGTCGGCGCGGGGGCGTTTGATTTTTTAGCCTCTACGTTGCGATAGAAGCTCTTAAGTCGCTGCCTGTCATTTATCGTAAGGATTTAACAAAGGAGCTTCTCGAAAACCCGATGTACGAGGAGTTGCTTAGGCGGTTCAAGTTGCCGGAAGCGGTGCTTGACCTAATGACCGAATCAACGGAGCGAATGATTTACGACATTTGGCTCCACAAGGACATGTCCTCTCGTGGCTACTCAGAGTTCCGCGACCAGTGCATGACGGGGTACCGGGACGCCAAGAAGAGCGTCCGGGGGGTCGCGGAGTCGGCCCGGCTCTCCTTTGACCAACAGAAGGCGATGGAGGGGTACGAACGCAACTTGTCCATGTTCGACCAGTGGCAGCACATGGGGACGGCCCGGACCCCGGAAGAGTACACCGCCTGGCAGCTTGAGAAACTGCTAGAATCGCGCGCGTAGGGGCAGGAGGAGAGAATATGGCCGGACCCGTTAGTTTGGGCGTTGCCCGCTCAGGCACCAACGAAGTATTTCACGTATTCGGCTCCATCAATCTTAGCGGCGTTTCCGGCGTTCTCGGGGGACTTAGTTCTGTCAGTGCGGCTTTGGGTAGGTTGAAAGCTCCTTTTGCCGCTGCGGCTGCTACCGGTACGGCTCTTACCAGCGTTTACACTCGCCTTGCCGCGTCTAGTAATCCCGTAGTTCAGAGCTTGGGTAGCGTAGTGCAGGGGATGAAACCCGCTGCCCAAGCATTCGCTTTCGGGGCTACCGCTGTAGCTCAATACGTGGACATGTTAACTAAGTTCACAAAGGTTTACGCCACTGTTCCTACGATTATCGCTGCGGCAACGGCGAAAATTGAAATTGAGTTTGCCAAGCTTGGTAAGTCTTGGGCTGACGTTTACTCTACATTTATCGAGGGCGCAAACGTAATCCAAGCCACTTTCGGCACTGAGGCTCAAGAAGGTTGGATTAAGACTTGGCTCGAATCAACAGCCGGTACTCTCGGTCTCTCCGATGTAACGGCGCAAAATTACCTAGGAACGGTGGGCTCGGTACTTAAGGGTGTCGGGGTTGAGCAGGATTTCGGTACAGCGGCGTTTGAGGAAATGTCCCGTACTGTGGTCCAAATGACTTCTGACTTTGCCAGCTTCCGGGACTTGTCGTTTGAAGAGACATGGGATAAACTCATGTCTGGTTTGCGCGGCCAGACAAACGCTATTGAAGCTCTCGGTATTTCCGGCCTCAAGAGAAACGTCGAGGACTACATAGCAGACGCGGAAGCTCTTGCAGCGGAAACCGGTCTTTTCGGGTCTGACTGGAAATGGCAATCCGCGTCCGGGTCTGAGCAATTCATGGCGATGTACCAGTACATTAAGTCGCGCTATGAAGAGATGGGCGTAATGGGCGACTTTGCCAAGACTCTTGAACAGTCTATGGCGAACAACCAACGTGCAATCGGAGAATACGTAATTCAAGCTCAGAAGTCCCTAGGCTCGGTCTTCTACCCGATGTTCTTGGACGTTATGAACGGCGCACGCGGCTTGCTTGAGGGGTTCACAACAGACCTTCGCGGCGCTGAGGGCGACGTTGATAAAATGGGGGAGGTAATCTCCAACTGGATTCCCAAAGCTGCGGAGTGGGCAGGGCAGGCAGTACCGACCTTCATTGAGTCTATGAGCGGTTTGTTTGTAAAGGCTCTCGACGCGGTTCAGGGCCACCCTGAAATTGGTACTTCAGTCGCTAACATTATCGGTTCTGCGCTGAAGGCTGTGTCTATCGGTGCTGAAGCTCTCGGCGGTTTGGCTCTGAATATCGCTAGGGGGCTAGGGGAGCAAATAGCTACTCACAAAGATGACATTCAAAAGTTTATGGCGGATACTTGGGAGGGTCTAGGAAGTATTCTTGGTTCTTTGCTTATGAATGACGCTGACGCTAGCATGGAGGAACTTGTTACCTTTATGGCTGATAAAGCAATAGCGCTTCTTGACAGCGAGTTTGCCGGGCGTATGACAGATGCAATGGTAGAGATAGGGCTCGCAATTGGGGAAGGCTTTGCTACGTCTCTAGTTAACACTGTAGGGACAGCTATGGACGCTTTGTTTGGAATGGACGCGGGAAGAAACCCATTCAACGGGCAAGAGCTATCCGGGGATACCTTTGACGGTTCTACTTCTGACGGAAACGGCGGTCGCTATAGCTGGGGATGGTATGACGAAATGATGAACCAGCCGGACCCGTATTCTACCTATTCAGGTAAAACCCCCGAAGACTGGCAATGGGCGTTAATGACTAAAGCTACCGAAGTTAATGCAGCTAAGTATGACGAATACGCTGCTGCGCTAATAGAGGGTTTCGAGTACGCTATTTCTGGGGCTGACGTATCAAAGATTTCAGACGCCCTAGCGTCTGTGTTGACCCCCGCTGAGCAACGGGCGTTTATGGAAGCCACGAAGAATATGAGCGCCGGGGAGACGGAGGCTTATGCGAGGGAAATGCTCGCTAGTCTCTATGCTAATGCCTTTAGAGGCGTTGACTGGCAGGGACTTGGTATTGAGGGCATTAGCTCTTCTCTTGATGCTATGAACGAGTTTATGACAGGTTTCTATCTAGAATTCCCGAATTACGATAGAGCAAAAGTAGAGGCAAAGTCGTACGAAGCGGGGGAGATTTCATTTGAGGAATTGCAACAAACCCTAACTTTCCTTAACCTTGATCCTCCCGACTGGGATTCGGCTCAGGTAATAACGGATGCTTACCAGAACGGCCAAATGAGCTTTGACGAGATGCAGCGTATCTTTTATGTTATGCGCCTAATGCCGCCAGAGGTAGACCAAGGTACCCTAATCGCGGAAATGATGGCAAATGGTACTTTGAGCTATGCTACAATGCAACAGGCTTTGCAGCTTCTTAGGCTCGCTCCCCCCGACATAGACGTAAATAAGGTAATCCAAATAGCTGCTGCGCGAGGCGGGGATTTCCTTAGCGCTCTGCGCGATACCATCTCCGGGTCTTCGGTAAACGCAACGGTAACAGCGTATACATGGATTGAGTGGCAGATTCTCAATCCGTCTCCGTCGTTGCGTACTTCCGGCGTCGGTAATCAAGTAGCGTGGGCAGCGCAAGGCGGTGTTTGGGCGAACGGTATTCGGGCGCTTGCATCGGGCGGGGCGCTGACCACGGCGGGTACGGTGCTGCGGCAAGCGACCGTGCTGGGGCAGTCAATGGGCAGGGCGCTCGTGGCGGGTGAAGCTGGCCCAGAGGCCGTCGCGCCGGTCTCGGTGCTACAGAAGTACATCGCGGACGCGGTAGGCGCTCAGACCGGCGATTTCGGGACCGTGGCGGCCATTCTGGAACGCATCTACCGCGACATGCCGCGCGAGGTCCGCCTCAGCACCGGTCAGTTGGTCGGGGCACTCACCCCCCAGATGCAACGTGAGTTGTCACTCAACGCCGCGAGAGGAGTTGTCTAAATGAAACCCGGTGGTCAAGTAACCTACAACCGTATGCCGGTAATCAACGGCTACGTTTTTCCTGAGTTCGTATTCGGTACGCACCAAATATCCGAGCCCAAGTTTGACTTCTCCTATCGTGACAGCAGGTACCCCCTAAATACCTCCTTTAACCGGTGGGGCATGGCTCAGGTAGCAGGTGACCGTACTCTCACAATGAATGCGATTTACCGACCGCTTACCTCTACTACGCCGGGACAGGAAAATTACACTCAGTTTAGGGCGTTGAACCAGGCGTACAGTGGCTCTAACCCTCGACTTCCGGGGTGGGAAAATATCGGAGGGCTACGCGGGCTTTGCTCTACGTATATAGAGACTGACTATGGGATTGTTTGGCCTGAGCCGGGCTTTGTAAAGGCCAATAGCTTCTATTATGACTTTTTTCCCGAAACTGGCGACATAGACGCTAATGCCCATATTTACTATCAAGGCATGATAACCTGCCGGGACTTCGTAGAGGATAGTTACCTTGGCTTCACGATGGACGTACAGCTTTCGCCCCCGTGGGGTATTCAGCGCGTCCGCAAGGAAGTAACGGTAGCTGCGGCGAACCTCAACGTGACACCTTCGTGGACCAACTCAGGCGACGGGTACACTCTCGGCAACGGATGGACCAAAGCGGTAGACCTTACCCCCGGCGGAATTATGTACGATTTCCGCGTTGACGGGGTTCCTAGCGGACAAGTTCTTTACATCATGGCGAGGTATCACAAGTGGTACGACAGAACCGCCGATAAGTGCTATCCCGCTTGCATAGTTCCGTCTGGAATGACGGGGGAGAGATTCTCGGATTCGCGGTACGCCTTCTCGTCTACCGGGCCGGACGCTTGGCGCTTGGGCTCAGCGGTCAACGTGGGCGCGGAAGGCGAGTTCATGCGCGGCTGGGGGCCGGGTAACGCCTTGTACGAACCGTGGCCCCACTACACGACCACGGGACAGAACCCGATACCGCCAGAGGCCAACGGAGATTACGGAGCTTTGAGCCTGTACTTCGCTTCTCCGTCAACGGGTTGGTCGAGTGATTTGGACGTGGTTATCAGCTTCAAGAGGGGGGTCCTGTAGTGGCCGTTCAGGGTATTGTACGCGGCGTTCAGAGGTCGATCACTTCTACGCATGAGCGCGGACACGCAAGGTTCGTCTGCCACCAACCGGGGGTTAACATACCCGGACTTCCTGAAAGTAAATGGGTAGTTTACGACTCCGTTACCGGGGCTAGTGCTTTGGGGGAAGTAACCAAGTGTGAATGGGCTTCTACACACTCGGGGGACACTTTGACAGTTTCCTTTGAGCGTACGGGCCGGTTTTCTACAATATGGGATACACTCTCCACTCCGTCTCTAGCTAGGGACTGGTTTCCCGGCGTAACTATCTACGCTGAACCGGCGTACGGAAACCCTATCGACAACAACCTTGAAGTTTGTGAATCTCAGTTTGTGGGGTACTTATCTAGCCTAGGCGATAACTCCATTATGGTGCGGGGGTACGATTATCCTGCTAGGAACTTTGTTCCCTTCTCCGTGTCTCAAGCTGTTAATCAGCCAACCGAGCCGGATAGTTTCGCTCAGGACCCGCTAGGCCGGATACAAAGCAACCCGGCGCTTTATCACTGGGATAAACTAGAAAACCTGGTAACGAATTGCTCTAATGGCAAGATTACCAGCTATAAACTTTCGGGCGGAGGTACGTGGGGCGAGATTGAAATAACGGACGGGCGCGAGCTATTTTTGGTTGAATGCTCGTACACTGACAATTTTAGTGACGATAAACCAAAAGTTACGTTTTTTGCAACAGGCGATAAGTCCGTACAAGAAATAATAGACGCAATGCCGTACCGTTATTTAACTACGCCGTCTGCCGGTACATACCACTACCTGCCCAAGATGAACTTAGTCCCCCGGTATTTCTACCACTACGATACAGATACTTTCGAGGTTATTCTAGATATATTCCATATTGCGAGTATATATAAGGACGACCCTTATTCCCCTTTGTACGTTCAGGGTTATACGGGGGGTAACTATGGGCAGTACGCGGACAGCTTGCGCGTGGTGGTGCTCGTGGAGGACAGCGACGTAGCTCAGAGTTTCAGCCGGTTCATTCCGAATATGCATCGTATGCAAATGTCCAGTATCTTGCAGGACTTCTACGACGGGGCTCTCCCGGTGGACTTCTCGCAGACTCTCGACGGACAGGGCAGGCCGACGCTTTACCGTTGGGTAGCTGAGCCGGATTCCAGCTACGCGGTCGGCCCCACTCCCCCCACGTCAGAGCGGGACGCTTACCTTCCCGAGCTTATCAGGGACACGATTTCAGGGTACGCGCCGGACGGTACAGAAGTGCGAGACCTCGCTAAGTGGCAGTCCAATGTTAATCTGTATGCGGAAACTTTGAGAGCAAAGCTTATCGACCCCGCGTGGTTTAATTCAATGCTGGATTATCTCTATACAGTAGCGTCGATATGCTCCACCGTGCAAATAGACAGTAATCCCGACCTTTTATTTGCCCGTGCAGGAAGGTCCCTTCAAATTAGGTCTCCGCGAATAGCTAAATGGTTCCACCGGGATTTAATGATGCCTGTTTATTCTCATACGTGGGATTTTGTCTCCCAGACGGGTAGAATCGTACTGGGCGCGGGGCAGCTATATTAGACCTTGTGAAACCACAAAAACCGCTCTAGAGAATCGAACATCGGAACTTAGAGCGGTTTTTGCATTCTGACTACTCTACTAGCTTGATTTTGTCCATCTTGTTGTACCAGGGTTGCCACACAACAGTCACGGTTCCCCACAGCGGGTGAATTGCTTTGTCGTAGAACGCGGGAGGGGTCCTCTTCATGCCCGCCGCAACGCACGCGGATAGGTAGGTACGGCGTTCCCATGTCTTGAGGGATGATGGGGCTCTTCCCATCGCTTCCGCCACGTCGTTGGAGCTAAGCCCGGAGAGCAAGAACCCTTCCGTAGGAGTAGAAGAGGAAGACCAGGAGGACTCCCAGAACATAGTACGCTCAGCGCTAGTCTTCTGGAACCAGTTCTCAGGAACGCGGGTAATCATCATACGCCGCACTGTGGCTACAAGGTGTTCGTCAATCTCAAGGTTGCTTGTCTGGACCTCCTGAAGCAACACCGCTTCCTCGTTGGTGAGGTAGAGTTGCTCCCCTAGGTTGTAGTAGGCATAAGCTTCAGCCCAAAGAGCGTTCACGTACGTTTCGTTTACCGACTCAATACGCAGGCCCCCCGAGCCGGAGCAAGGTATGATCCAAAAACGTCTGTTTCCCCCGTCATCGGGAACAACGTTCTTGTCGTTGGAGGTCCCCCAGAAAACGCAGCTTCTCCAATTCTCTTTTTCATACCGCCCGTAGGCCGCGCGGAAGTAATCGCCCTGCCGAGACAAGAACGCTTTCACGGTCTCAAGGTGCTTGGTCTTGGTCATAGCGTCGAGTTCCGGCATTTCAACGATCCACTTACCGACCAACAGGCTCATAGCGTCCTTGCCCTCGAAAGAGGAGAACGAGTCACAGAAGTAGTCCCCGGCGAGCTTGCGCCCGAGCATGGACTTGCCGATACCGCCCGGCCCCGCCAAAATAATCATGGAGTCAAACTTGACGCCGGGGTCAAAGATACGAGCTACAGCGGCGACCATGAACTTACGAGTCATGATCCTGGTAATGGCGGTGTCTGCGGCTCCCAGTACGTTAATGAACAGTTCTTCAAGGCGCGCGGTACCATCCCACTCCGGCAAGTTGTAGAAGTATTCCTGAATAGGATGGAAGCAATAGCGCTCGGATATTCTGCGTACGGTGTCCTCTACGACCGGCTTTACCCCGGCCCCGGAGATTTCATAAGTCGAATCGAGGTAGCTCACCAATGCGATGGTATCTGAGTCCTGCCAAGGGCGTATAGCTGATTTTTTCGTTATCCAATCGCTTCCCCACGGGGGAGACTCTACAACGATTTTCCCCAGCATCATGTCATAGGCGAGCATCCCCGCCAAGTTAGGATCACCTTCAAGAATCTTCTCTATATAGCTCGGGCGCGGTTTCCGGGCGGAAGGACTTGTAAGGGTCGCTAACAAGTCTGTAAGAGCTTGTCGGGCTCCAGACGAGACGACCCCCCGCTGTCGCCTCGTAGGGGAAGTTGAAACCTTCCTTACCGCGCTCTTGGCTTTTTTTAGTAGTTCTTTCGAGATTCTCTTCTGGACTTTGGGCTGTGTTTTTGCCCACGTTAAAGCTTCCTGTACCGACTTTGATTCGTAGTATGGTACGCTTTCCTGTTCTCCGTAGTTGAACAAATGAACCCGTACGAGGTCAAAGGCGTCACAACAATGACCCGTTCCAGCGGGGTCGGTAGCGTGGTAGGAATAACAGTACCCGTCCGGGAAGATGTGGAGACCTCCCGCCGTGGTACCACCCTTGTAGGTCCAGCGGTTAGGATCGTCCGTTGGCTCATAGAACGGCTCAAGGAAGATTTCTAAAACGTCATGGACGCTGAAGCATTGGTTGAATATGCCCGGAACGCCGTCTCGGGTCTTCGGGTCTTTGAGCGCTATTTGGCTCTCACTGGGGGTTATATACGATTTCCCCTTGGGCTTTGGCCACTTGGAAGAGTCGCGCCAATCCTTGCCGTACCTCTTGAGAACCGCGTCCGCGTCAACCCATTTACCCCCGTCGTGGTAGTGCGCCTTGAATACTCCATCGAATGAGGTAGAAGGCCAGAACATGAGTCGGGTAGGTTCAAACGTCGTAGGGTCAAAGTAGTCAAGCCCGATAGCTTCAGCCAACGTGAGAGCAATAGGAATGTATTCGTCCCCGGTAACTCTTCTGTCGAGAGGAATTATGAGACGGTACCTGTAGATTTCCTTCTCCGGGTCGTGGCTGTGTGTTGTGTACCAGATGTAATCGGAACCTACAGTGGCTTTTACGCGCTTTGGAAAGTCCTTGTCTGCATTGTCCGCGTCCAAAGTAACGCAGCTTAGGTAACCGAGAGTCTTCTTTGACCTCTTTCCTCCTAGGAACTCCGCAGCGGTAAATCCCCCTACATCTTTGACTTGGAGCTTCTTGTCCTTTGGCATTAACCGCCATTGGGTTATTGTCTCTTCGGTCCTCTTTGTGGTAGTGCATTTACTAACGAATGAATCCCACTTGATTTTAAGGGCTTTCCATTCGGGGGACGTGCAGGAGCTACCAACCGAGATTATGAAGTTGTCTTTCCCTCCGCGCATCGTTTGGTGCGGGAGTCGCTTACCTTTTTCTTTGGGCAACTCTATTGTCCTCCTGTTAAGGTCGTACCCCTAGGTGGAATCGAACCACCGTTCTCAACGGGCTTGGAAGTCGCCGTTTGCCCGGATACCATCATCACGCCTTCGGCCTCCGCGAAAGCGCTATAGGGGTTCCACGGGCGGGGGTGGAGTTGCGCGAGCAAGGATCGGTTCTAATCCTTCCGGGAGTCCCCCGCCCCTACTATTTACTTCTTCTTCTTTTTCTTGTCCTTTGGTTTAGCGTCGAATCCTGAAGCCTCTTTGAGCTTAGACTCTACGTACTCGAACTGATCGGGGTCGAATGGGCTGGCGAACTCGATCCTCTCCCCCGTGCCGTAGCCTTGCGCGCTGACAAGTACGCACTTGAGGCCCTTGCGCCCCCCGAACTTGGAAGCGTCGTACGGCACCACGTTGCAGATGACGGTAATGTCCGAGCCGGAGTAGATAAGCTTGTACTCGGGGTCTTCGTCTACCTGATTACGCTCTCCGTCGAAGATGGGGGGCTTGAACCCGGTGCGGCAAACGAGAACCATCTTACCGGCAAGCTCAGGGTACTTCTCCTTGCGGAGAACTCCGTCAGTCCCTTCGGAAGTGTCGCCATCGTACCAGAACGGGAAAGAGCGGGGCTTGTGGCCCTTGAAGTGGGATTCCAACACCGGCTCTACGCAAGAGTCAATGAACTTGGAGATTGCCTCAATGTCTTCCTTGTCCTTTTCCTTGTCGAGCATGACATTAACGGACCAGGTTGTTGTGGTCTTACCGGAATCCTGCTGTTGTGTACGACCCTCGAAAAGAGTAGGGAAGTTTGCGATACCAGAGACGCGGAAACCGGCATTAACCTTTTTGAATGTGGGCATTTTGGTGTTTTTCCTTCTAGTCAAACTGTGACTGTATTGATTCTATATATTTCTGTGTAGGCGAGTCATCGTCCACCCCGTCTAGGATGACACGAACCGACCCGCTAGCCAACGGTACCACGTCATCCCCGGCAAGTCGAGCGAAGCGAGCTTTCCCGATGGTCTTCTCAAGCTCGGTCAAGCTCCGCATCTCCGGGGGCTTCATGTACTCGGCCTCTGTGAGCCCCGCTGCCGTGAGCTTGGCCTTCAGGGACTCCGGGTCCGCAATCGTCCGTCTCGGGGCGCTGTAGCCCAATCTCAGGCCGGGAATGACCGCTCCCGCCTGAAGCTCCCGCCGCACCGTGTCCTCAAGAGCCTTCAGCCACGGGGCGATGCTCCGGGCGAGCCGGATCGCGTCCGGTATGTCCTCGACGGGTATGAGGCCGGGGTCCTCCTGCATTAGCTTAGATAGTTTATCTACCTGTAGGTCTTTGAGTCTTTCAACGCACACGGCGCGCGCTTCACAGAATCGGCACCACGGGCCGGGGGTAGCGTCGAGTTCTTCCCCTACAGCGGTCAGTTTATACGCGGGAATGAGAACTTTGGTAGCCCAGTCGCTTATGTATGAGGTCGAGGTTTCCCACATGTCGAGGTTCGGCTCCATACGCGGCTGGTAAATGCCGAGCACAAGAGTCTTGGGAGTATTACCGTACATCTTGAAAGCCTCGTTGAGCCCGTACATGCCGTACATCATCAACTGAGGGTTACCTTCAGCGCCGACTCTGAGACCCTGCCCGTACTTGTAATCCCAAACCTCGACGCGCTTCTTGCTAATCAGCATAGCGTCAAGTCGAGATATAGTAGGAATACCGATAAAGGACATATCCGCCTTGTTCTCGATAAAGACCTTGGGCTTCTTCATTCTCGCCGCGCGTTCAGCTAGCAAGTTGGCCCACTCTTTACCGGAGTAAACCATGTCGGTAGTCCACCGGGGGTCCACATCCTTGTCGGTCTTAATCTTGAACGCGCTCTTGGCGAAGTATTCAGCGGCAAGGTGCGCAATGTCCCCCTCAGCCGCTAGGTCGGATTGCTCCCGCACGAACCCCGCCGCGAGGGATACCGACCTTGGGCAGTTAATCCACCGGTCGGCCCCACTTACAGCGTAGCTCCAACCTTCGGGCTTCTTAATCTCCATATATCACCCCTGTGATAATGTTGCTTTTAAAGCAAAAGTTGAATAGCTTACCCTCTAGCATGTGCTCGTAGGGATAGTACGACATATGTCTATAAAGTAAGTCCCCGGTTATGGTAAAGTCTACCCCTTTAAAAATAACACGTACTGTTTCCTTGTCGTCTACAATGTCATCCCACTCCGCGTAATGAACATCGTATACTTTTGCGTACATACTTGGCGCGCCATTGTTATCGGTCCCCTGGTAGAGCGTTATGTACGTTCGTTCTAAAGTAATCACTCTTCTATGTCCTTTTTGTCTGCGTATCCTGTTAGGAACGCTAGTCCAATGATAGCATAAGAGACTAGGGCTATAGAAACGGGAACCCAAAGAGGAGTAAGTACAATTATCCACGGCCAGCTAACGGTATCAGTGAGCTTGAGCACTACGAATACCGTCGCAAGGTTGGAGAAAACTAAGTCGAGGTTAAGCGACCACTGTATACGCTTAGGTTTCTCGCTAGCCATCGGTGTCCTTTGTTAGCGAATTGAAATAGTCTTTACACTCTGCCCATCGGCACAGCGGGTAAGGTCCGGGGCGCGCAAGCGCTTCCTCAAGAGTTACCTTGGTACCAAGGTCAAGTGTCATACCACACAGGGACCTTCCGTCCTTGCCCTTGCCGTGAAGATGGCGCACCGGGGCGCTATTCAACGCCGGGTAAAGTGTTGGGTTGTTCTTCATTAAAGAGCCTTCGCTAGGTGGATCGTTAGAGCCATTTCCATTAGCTGTCGTTCAGCTTCCCTACGGGTAAGCCTATCCTCTAGGATTTGCCTAAAGTAAGCCTTCGCTAAGTTTTCTGAGTCGCCAATTTTCAAGGACCTTATGAAGTACAGTAAGTCTTCGTATCCCCGGTATTTTTCGTATTCAATTTCCATTCTGTTTCAACTCCTTTATATCCAACAGTATTGATCGTCGCATCCTAAGGGCTCGTCCGGCGTTAATAGAGCCGGGTCAATCCCTTCTGTTATTTCCCGCAGGGGCTTGTCTTTTCGGAATAGCCACACCGGCCCGTGACCCCGTTGTTGGCTACGTTCACTCATGAACCCTTCTAGGGCACACGCCGATGCAAACAAACTAGGGTTATTGATCGCAAGGTCTCTCCAGGCGGGGAGAGAATGAAATGGGCAGAACCAGCACGAGGACTTAGGTGGTACGGGGAGTCCCGCGTCAGCTATGATTTCTATGCAGTCTTCACGCCTTAGCCCTAAGTCGAGTAGGGGGTAAACCAGAGTTTCCCAAGGCTGCGCTTTGTTCGGGTTGGCGCGTTGTATTTCGTCTACGCTAATTCCTATGGCTACCGTTGCTTTATGCTCCGGTGTGGCCCCGTGGTCCTTGAGCCATTTACCGGTAACTTGGAGCTTAAAGTCTACTGTGCAAGTCCTCCGAGCCGGAGCGCCGGACGAAAGTCGCGCAGGTACAGGCATAGCTAAGGACCCTGGCCGGGTAATCCTGCCGTACAAAGTCTCTGGTTCCCCAAATCGAGTTTTGTATAGCTCATGAATCTTGATACCGTAATGCTCAGCGAAGGGCATAGCGATGTTTCGCACATAGCTAATAGTGGCGGGGTTTTCGCTGTCATTTCCTACGTTTGAAAACAGAAACGTGTCAAAGTCTATCTCACGTTGGGCAGCGAGGACAAGTAAGGACGTTGACTGTACCCCGCCCCCGTAGCTAACTGTTTGCATATCTTTGGTAATCCCTTATGAGCGTATTCACTATAAGTTCCCGCTCGGGAACCTTGTCAAAGTGTTTAAGTATCTGCGTGATGGTTGGCCGCATTGCGAAATAGGGAGACTGGTACAACCTGAAGTCTGGCCGGTGTTGGAGTACCCGCAAAAGTTGCTCCCGGCTTACAAGCCACGGCCAATCAATGACCTGGTAGCGCCATCCCGCGCCGGGGTGCCTGCCCGCCTGATCGCACATTGGGACTAGGCGCAGAAGACCGACAGGAATCTCTTTCCCGATAGGGTGACCCTTGGGGCGTAGGACTATCGGGGTGCTGCGCCATTCCCACGGCAGTTGTAGGAAGAAGTGGTACTTCCCGTACCTGGTAAAACTTCTGAGTGCCATGTCACACCATAATAGTGAGGTAGATTAACATAGCGAAGATAAGTATATGACCTAGCGCGCCAAGTACAATACGGAAAGTTTCTCTGCTTAACTCTATGCTATCGTCTATGAATCCCTTGGTGTAAAGGATACCGACGACAACCCAAATTACGATGGAGGCGTTAGACACGGTTAATCTCCTGAAGGAATTAAGAAGTAGAGAATCAAGGCGAGAATGCCTAGGGGAGGAAATAGCATGAACAGGATAATACCGAGCACGCTACATGTCACGAACTTACAAAGTGCCTTAATCATCGTAGCTCACATAAGCGTCGCTTGTTTCGTCTATGTAGTGCCAGGGGATTAGCCTTACTTCGCAATCACACGGAGCGTGGTCAAAATGCTTACAGTGGTTACACAAACAGTTGCATTCTCCCCAAGGGTTAGCACAACTACCGCTATACTTCCCGTTCTCCTCAAACTCGCCGCAGCTACATACGAGAGTGGTATTGTTGACCCTGGCAGGTTTTCCGCTCAGTAGCACCAAGCCATCTACAATGCTGTCAACGCAGCTAGGACAGTAATACTTCCTCTGAACGCCGTACCGCTCGCGGCTCAACCAGCCGTGGTTGGGCATTTCCGTTGATGGCGGGAGCTTATCGTCCAGTTCGTAGTCATCCGGGAGAAGCTCTGCGTATCCGCAAATGTCACACTTAACCTTTATGGTAATGAATCTAGGCATTTTAAACCGTCCTAATTTCGTCGTAGCGGGGCGGGGCGAGTTCCTCAATCGGGAACGGTTCTACCGAGCACTTGCACGGTGTATTGGCAACTTTGCCGAAACCTTCCGGGAAACACGACTCGCAGAGACACATGCAAATACCGTCCTCGTCTTGCTCCATGCACAAGAATGGGTTGCCGCATTCACAGGGTTCAATTATCTCTAGCATGTTAGTCTGACCCTACTACGAAGATAAAAAACAAAGCGATAATAAAGCCTAGCGCTGCTAGGATTGTTCCAATAAAGAGAAATAAGTCCATTTTATTAATCCTTTGCTCGGACTCCTACTCAAGGGTACCCTAAGTTTTCGCGCTCCGCAACCGGTCACTTGCAATAGAAGTGGTGGCTGAAACACTCAGCGGCAAGGGGGAACCCCGGCAACCACTCAGGAAGCGAGGCCAGGATCGAGTGGAACTCCTCGACGGTCCCTCCCTTGGCCTCACACACAAGCTCGTCATGGACTTGGAGGATCGGGCGGTACCCGGCCTCACGAAGAGGGCGCATGATCCTATCCATGAGGTCAGCGACGATTCCCTGGCATACATTCTCAAAGAACGTTCCGCCCCACATGCGGACCTTACCGGGGGTTCGGTTGTAGGCGTGGATTCCCCGCACGAGGACCTCTCCGTCATGGTCCAATTTCACGTCCCGATACCAGAGCCTACGGCCAGAGGGAAGTTCGATCCAAAGGTCCCCCGTGAAGTTGAGGCCGACAGTCAGAGGACCGACTTGTTGAATGGCACTCGGCCCGGCAATCACCATCGAGATAGCGCTCTGCAACTTCTTCCAAAACGCCTTAATCTTCGGGTTCGCTCTCCTCCATCGGTCTTTCAAGTCTTCGCGCTCGGGTAAGGTGAGGTCAACTCCGTATTGTTGCGCCATCGCATCTAGTCCCGCCTCGCCCGAGCCGTACCCGAGCGCCAGCACGCACACTTTCCCGATTTGCCGTTTCTTCTTGTCTACCTCGTCAAGCTCGCAACCGAACATACGCGCGGCAGTTTCCGAGTAAACGTCCCGGCCTTCCGCGAAAGCTTGAACTACCCAATCCTCCCCCGCTATCCAAGCCGCTAGCCTTGCCTCGACTTGGGCAAAGTCTCCGATGTAGAGTGTATGGTCGTTGTCGGGTCGTATGATCGCCCTCGTGAGGGCTTTCATTTTGGGTACCGTCGTTTTCAAGTCCGCGATCAGGTCAATCCTTGCAAGGTCGATAAGCTCCCGGTTCCGCGACTCGGACTCATAGTCAAGGCGAATGTTCGGTAGGTTCTGCCCTTGGAACATCTGAGACGAGAGTCTCCCAGTGTGCGCCCCGTGCCATCTCATGTAGTCATAGATACGACCGTTTACCTCCATGCCAAGCACTTTTTCGTATTTCAGGAAAGAAACGTTCTTAAGCCCGGCCCGCGCCTCAAGGGCTTTCCGTACCCTTTTGGGTTGGTCCATTGAGAGGTAATGCTCAATGTCGGAAGTTCCGAGAGCGAGTCTACCCGTAGCGGTAGAATGCCTCCCTTGGAGTCCATTCTCTATAAGCCAAACCCCTAGCTGTACGTCGCTGTAAGGGTTGCTAACTTCGGTAATTCTTGCTATATCTTCTGCCGCGTTTTTGCGCAAGGCTTGCGCCCAAGTCGCCGCAGCACAACAAAGGTCGTGGTCTACCGGTGCGCCGTAGGTGTTGAGGTATTCAATCTCCCGCCACCTTGCCCACATGTCATCTCGGAGCATATGCGGGAAACGCTTGGCAAGGGTCTTGAACAACTCCTTTTCGACCTTTACGTCCTGCGCGCAGTAGTCCCCAAACAGCCTAAAGTCTCCGTAGTTCTTATCCGGGTTCTCGTATTCGATGCTGAACTTTCGGATCAACCGCTTGCCTTGCGCGTCCTTACGCTCCGTCGCGCAGAACTCAGCGGCAGCGTGTTCCAAGTCAGCCGGTCCCCACACCGAGAGCGCCATCGCCTGAGTGCAGCGCCAGCGAATTGGGTCGCAAGCCCACTTGCGGAGTTTCTTACTGGCCCCGTACCGCCTGAGATGCTCACGAATGAAGGTAATCTCAAAGTGCGCGTTGTGAGCTACGAAGATGGGTTGGTCTTCGGTCTTGCGTATCCTGTCAAACCAGTTAACCAGGTCGAGGGGGCCGGTGTAGGTGTTGAAGAGTTGCTTTTCCCTCCCCTTGCTCTCCTCGATTGCAGCCCAGAGGATACCGGACTTAGGGTCGGAAACCTGAGCGGTTACCCCGTAATCTATGCTCCGGGGGGACCTTGTTTCAATGTCAATGATGTAATACCTAGGTCCTCGCATTGAACACCGTATCCCTCAGCTTGGCAACTTTGGCGGTATCGCCCTTGGTCTTAAGACACTCAAGGCATATCCAATCAAAGTATGTCTTCTTCCGATACTTCCAAAGGCCACCAAAGGCTTTGTTCAGATAAGAGATAATCCATGCCGGTTCGATATGCTCAGCGCGCGCAAACCACGCCGGTCCCTCCCCAGTGAGAGCTACCTGTACGTGACTGTCGCAAACGAGACATTGTCCCCTTAGTTTAATCTTCACGTAGTCGATAAAGGAGTTGAACCTTTGTCCCCGGCGTGTAAAGCCGGTGCTCTCCCGTTGAGCTAATCGACCGTGGGAGGTAAGGGAGTTGAACCCTTGTTACCAGTTTATAAGACTGGCGTCCTTACCGTTGGACGAACCTCCTCTAAGCCCTTCCCGCCCCCGCCTAGGAATCTTTTGAGCCACATTTTTCGTTCTTCGGCGGGGCGCGGGAAGGGACACTTTATACCAGGACGTACCCTAGGTTTTCGTTCTCCGTATAGGGGGTACTTGCCAAACACGCGGAGCATATATGGCCAGCCGGGGGAGGTATCAATTCCTTACCGTTCGCATCCATGCCGTGCGCCGGGTTGTACGGGTGATGGCAGAAGTATGTTTTTATGTTTTCTACCTCCCGAACAACTTCCGTCTCGTCGTACCGGTCCAGCCATTCGGTATGTAGGAGTCTTTCGTTGAAGTAGAGCCTAACACAACCTTCCGTTTGGTCAACTACTACGTGAAGAGTTCCTCGTACGTGCCTTAGTTCTTTGGTCATCTATCAGCCTTTGCAATCGTTTACGGAACTTCTTGTGGTCTTGGATTTCGCTTACTTTCGGGAACGCCGTGGCGACCCCGACTTTCGGTTTCGGTACGTCCATACCGTCTCGCCTGAACAAGTCATCTAGGCTCCGGTAGGAGATTCCCTCAGCGTGGGCCAGAGTTATCAGGTCGTATGTGGTCTGGCACTCCGCATCCCACCCTTTGACTAGAACGGGGGAATCAGTTCCGGGTCTTGCTTCTTCTTTTTCTTGTCCTTTTTCTTTCCTTTTGGGGAATCTTCGTCCTCTACCGCCTTCTTGGCAGCCCAAGCTTCAAGGGCAGCGGCGACGGACGGGTCAGACTTTGTAGCCTTGGCCTTACCGTCAGCGGCGGGGCCAATCTTGACGTTGTTGGTAGCTCGCGGCTTACGAGTCGGAATGTAGTCTTCCCAACCGCCCGCCTTCAGCTTGCCGTTAATGTCTTTCCACTCCCACGCGGAGAGGAGCTTACCGGCCTGCGTGATCGCCTCTTTCGGATCGCTGTAAGGGAATTCTTCAAGGTGCGGGCGCAAGCCGGGGTACTGATCGAAAATTTCTTGCAGAGTATCGCCGCCGTACTCAGGCTTGTCTTTCGGTTTCTTCTCCGGGACCGGGGGCGGGGTAGGCGCTTCTACCTTCGCCTGAGCAAGTCTGGTTGCTTGTTCGTTGATCGCAAGCTTGTTGACCGCGCCCTGCATAGCGTGAATCTTCTCGGCCAGCGCGGCAAGCTCTTCCGCGATTCTCTGAATCTCGTCCTGTTGGGGGCTAGCGGCGGGGCTAGTCGTGGTGCTGTCGTTTTTCTTGGCCTTCTTGGCCTTACCTTTCGCCATGTGGCTATCCTATCATCTCAGGTCGCGGTCTTGCAACTCGTAAGTAAGTTGCGCGATAGCTTGTATTAGTTCGTTTATTTCTTCAATAGAAAACGAGTATTCGTCAAGAGTAGAGCATACCTCGCTATTCCTGAAGAAACTTAAGGTGACTCTTCCATGAGCGTACCGAACAGTCCAGCTAAAGTGAAGCGTTTTTGGCTTTCTTCTGCCGTTCTTGGTTTCGACGTACCCTCTAATTTTCTCCTCCGGCACCCGGTTAGTCATTTCTCTCCCAGATGTGTAAGCTATGCCCGTAGTCTTTGTGAGGGCTGTTAGTTTGTATATATTCTATGATCGGTGCTCGCACTATACCCTTCTCAAGAAAATACCTATCCGGCCTACCGGCTTTAATAAGCACTTGCTTGTGTGGCTCTTCGTACTTTACTCCAATCTCCTTTGTGAGAAGGCTTACAGACGGGAGAAACTCAGCAGAGAAGGTTAACGTCGTATTCTCCCCCAAAACAAGAACGCCGAGCCCGCCGTAGTGTAGCGTAATTGGCATTACCTTAACCAAACCTCTCTCATGGTCTTGACTACAACGGCGTCCTTGTCCTCCTTTATCGCTAACTTGCAGCCTTCCCCGGTAGGAGGATTAATGACATACTTCTGGAAAAACTCAATGCGGCCCCAAACTGAGCTGGTTCTCTCGTCAATGTTAACGAACCTCGCCGCTATGAGAATCTCTTCGTCTGGCCGAGTGTACGCTACAAGGATAGGACCGTTGGAATAGTTCGGAAGATGTTCAAGAGGAACCGAGATGTACTCAAGCCAAGAGTCATACTCTACGGTCGTGTCTCCCTGAGATAAAATGGTATAGCTCATTTTCGCGCTCCGTTACCCGCCTTGGTTCGTTTATAGTGAAGCATGGTAGCTGCTGCGGCGATAATCTTTCGCAAGGTGTTTTCGTCTGTATCTTGTATAAGATAAGGGAGCTTTTCGGCATTCTTTAGGATGCTTTGTCTCAAGTGTTGCCAACTCACCCCCAGTTCTTGCGGCATGGTCTGGTATTCTATCTTAATTTGCATGTTAATCCTTTTGTAGCTGAAGTGTAGTTACCCAAGTAGGAGTTCCTTGCTCGGTAGTTGAGGAGTGCCTAATGAAGTTGACAAATCCAACCATGTCTTGACCCTCTACTCCTATCATTGTGGTTAGAACCTTAATAGTTCTATCAGGCGTAACGTCTTGAATCCAAATTCGATCATTTACTCTAAAGCCCATTGTATCGGGAATAAAAACTTCGTTCCCGATAACTCTGATCTGCCGACCGAGTAAGAGCCCGACCCCGATCCCACCAAGGTCCTCGTCGATTCGGCGCTCCATTACTGGGGGTCCTGAATCGGCGCTCCGCAACCGGGTACCCTGATTTCTCGCTCCGGTACCTCGAAATGGCGCTCCGGTACCCCGAAATGGCGCTCCGTAGAGTCAATTTTTCGTACTGAACATTGCCAAGTGGGGTTGGAACTCTTGGCGGGGCCGGGGATGGCATGAATAGTGAGAATCTCGCACAAATAAGCCCATTCTCGGTCGCCGAGATACTCAACCACCTTGGCCGAAAGGGAGCATGAAGCGCTCGGAGATTCCCAGAAAATGTCGAGAATATCTCCGACCCTGTGACCGTAAGCTCGTGAAATTTTGATGTGTGTATTGTCTTGGTTGATCTGGAACACTAAGCCCATGTCAATGTAATCGTCCATGAAACAAGTGTACCACAAGCAATTAGGCTACGCAACTCGGCCTATATTAGGCCACGAAAAAACTTCTATATTAGGCTACGCAAAATCGCCTATATAGGCTACGCAAAATCGCCTATATAGGGGCATTCTGGGCGGGGGCCGGGCGTCAAGGAAGGGTTGACAGTCAAGCGAGCGGACCCGAGCGGACCCGAGCGGACCCGAGCGGACCCGAGCGGACCCGAGCGGACCCGAGTGTATACGCTGAGGGACGCTGAGGGACGCTGAGGGACGCTGAGGCCAGGATGGCAACTCCCTACCGCGCGACACGCGCGCGAGTACACCTTCCCGGCCTGCCCTGTCAACCCCCTTGGGCAAACGTGCAACATGTCCGGGTCAGAGTGAGCGAAAGAGTGCCAGCGGACAGCGAGGCGAGTCCCTTTACACCTTGGCGGCCTGCCACGTCAACCCCCCGGCCCTTGCACGTTCGGTCAACATGGCCGGGGGAAGTTGCACGAACTATCTTTCGACCTTACATAGACCTTACATGGTTCTGACTAGGTGTGATGTCCGATAGCAACTTTTCTTGCCCGATTAGACTTATGTCAATTGACAATTGAACATGAGTCCCCCGCTAGAGCCGCAAGGCTCGCGGTTGAGACTCCCCCGGAACACTCGCGCAAGGCGCGGGTCCGGGCGGTTGGCTGGCGAACCCTAGGCGGAACGCAACCAACCCCGACCCCCTTCCGTGAGCCCAAGTTACAAATCAATAGCGGTTGTCTGTCCTCAGCACAGATACGCGGCAACTCCCCCTTGGCCGCGACTCCCTTCACAAGGGCTGGCCTTGCGTGTGACTCGCGCAAGACTCGGGTAAAGCTGGCGCGGCCGTTTGGCGGTCGGAAGTGGCAGACCACATGAGTCCCCCAAGACACCATAGGAACCGGTGTTGTGTTTCCGTCCCCTCTCGGGGAATTGTGGGGTCTCGACTCGACAAACAGACTCTGGCCCAGTGGCGGCGACAGCGTTTCCGTCCCCTCTCGGGGAATTGTGGGGTCTCGAC